GCCTCCTCCGCCGCGTCGGCCAGCGTGTCAAAGTGCGACTCGATAGGCTCCGGGTCCGGTGCCTCCGGATGGTCGATCAGCACGGCCGCCTCAAGAGCGGCCGCCGTCGTCGCCACCTGATGCGGCGACGAGAGGTACGCCGCGCGATTCGGGTCCGTCTCACTGACGAAGCCGACGATGTCCGTCAGCGGATGCCAGTTGCGACCGTAGATCGCGCGCTGACGACGCGGCGGCGGAGAAATCGAATCTGGCAGGCGATCCAGTTTCACGTCGATGGTCGTCGCCTCCGTCAGGTACTCGACCGGCGCGACGCTGCTAGGTGCCTCGAAGCGGCGCACGACGTGCTGGTCTAGCACGAAGTAGCCGAAGGCACCGACGCCCGCCAGTAGCTTCGACGCAGTCTGCGCTACCGTCTCGTTGCTGTCGGACGGCAAGTGGTAGCCGACCACGGCAGGCTGCGACGCGTTCAGCGCGGCGTAGGCAGTGTCGTCGATGTTCGCCGTGGTCATGTCCGTCGCGGTCGTGATGATCTGCTTCAGGATGTCCGCGACCGTCGTGCGGTATGTGCCACCCGTCTTGTCGCCCTGCACGTCGAGGCGGATTTCGGTAAAGAACCCGCCGATCTTGATGCAACTCTCCGCGAGGCACGTCGCGTACTGACCGGCAACCGGCGCAGACGTGCGCAGCAGATCGACGCTGGAGTAGTCCGCGTAGAAGTCGAGTGGATAGCCCCTGCTCTCGCAGCGCAGCACCGCCTGCGACGGACCGTCGTTCCACTTCATGATGCTCTCGGCCGGAATGACATTGTCGGGCCGGACGTTCTTGCAGTAGCCGAATGTGCGCGGGATGCGCTTGTTCGCAAGCTCCGGCCCGCCGTTCATTCCGCCTGTGCCGCTGTAGACGTTCGGCTGCGACGGTACCTCGAGCCGCTTGGCATAGTCGCGCACGTCGTGAGTGATCGTGTCGCCAGCGTTGTGCCACTTGACCGACGTGCCCATGAAGGCCGGATAGAATTCGGTGTATGGCGCAACGTCGCCGCCGCCAATCGTCTCGCCGATCATGAGCAGCACGTCGCGGCCGTCGATCACGTTGTCCTCGACCAGCGTATCAAGCTCGTGATCGGCGTTGTTATATTCCAGCGTCCCCCATGAGATGCTGACCTGCCCGAAGCCGTGCGTCCCGATGCTCAGGGTCTTTGTGACCTTGACGCCATTGCGCAGCCGGTTTGAGAACGGCGTGTCCGCTGGCGTCGCCGACGATCCGGTGATGAAGGCGTGCGTGGCGTGGTAGACTTCGTACGCCTCGCTCTCGAGCGCACCGATCTCCTTCACGGTGATCTCTGCGGCGACGACTTTCTCACTCCTGCTCGCCATGAAGTCGGCGAAGGCGTCGAACGACTCGATGTCGAACTCGCCCGCGATCTCTCCCGTCGCGGACAGCGCCCCGGTGGCGCTGTCCTCCAGCGAGGAGATCGCCGTGCTGCTGATCGGCGCGAGACTAAGCATTCGGCTCGACCTCGTACTCGACGTCGACGTAGAGGTGAACGTTGTTTCCGCCCGGATATGTGCCGTCGTACAGGAGCACGGAGATCTGATCCACTCCTCCAAACATATAGCAGGCGCACATCTTGTTGGTCGACACGTCGCTTCTCACTCCGGCACCGATGGTGGAATTGTTGGCGTGCGCCGTGAACGGCAGTCCCTGTATGATAATATTGGTCGCGGCAGGACCGTTCACGCTTATGAGAATGTGCACGTTCACCATGCAGCGCGTACCTAGTCGCTGGTATCGCGCCGACTCGACGGAGTAGGTCGTTGGGGGACCACTCAAGGACGTCACGGTGACGTTGACTGAGAACTCGGTGAACTCCCCGGTGTCGGAGAAAACCGTCGCGCTCGGCGTGACATCCGGCGAAAGCAAATCCCCCGGCCAGAGGTCCCCGTAGGTGTCGCCAGCGTTGTTGCGCGTGCGCGCCCAATACCAGAATTTCTCGCCGGACGCGGCACTGCCCACCATGTGCTTGCCGATGGCCTGCCCGCCAGAGGCTGGACCGAAGGCAACGATCTGAGACTGCGCAAAGTCGTGCACGGTCGCAGCGTAGAAAACGACTGAGCCAACCTGAAGCGCATGCAGCCCGTTAGGATCGTGCGGGTCGTCGTACGTCGCCGTAAGCGTGATACTGTCGGCCTGCCCGACCGCCTCGATGCTGGTTATCTGCCCAATCAGCACCGCCATCACAGGCCTCGCAGCGCCAGTTGACCTCGACTGATCCTCAGCACAGGATCGCCGCTGAGCAGCGTCAACTCCTTGTGACGCACCTTGCGCATCAAGATGCGCGCAGCCGCCGCATGGTAGAGCGCGTACGCGACGACGTTCCACGTCCCGGTCGGCATCGGGAAGTCGACCACCGTGTCGTTGACGGCGATACCGTTCGCTTCAGCGGCGGCCATGTAGGTATCGATGACCGTGACCGGCGCATAGCCACCGCCAGACAACTCACTCCCCGTAGAACCAGCCGACGTCGGGTCGGCGCTGTAGAGACGCAAACTCACAGCCGTCGGCATCGTATAAGCGGCGATATTGAGGAAGTGATCCAGCCACTTCGCCGCCGTGGACTTCGTCAGGTCGGACAGTCCGTCGAAGAGCGCGTCGATGCGAAACGATCCGGGCGGGAAGTTCGGCGGAAATTCATTGGCCAGCACGATGCGCTCGACGTCTAGCTCTCCGTAGAGTAGCACGATGCCGCCGCTGGAGGCCGAGTGCATCGCCCAATGGCGCAGCGGCAGGCCGCCCGCCCACGCGCCCGACGGCACCGGGAAGCTGATAGTGCCAGTGTTCGTTGACCGGCACGTGTTCGTGTCCGTCGCGCCCATCTTGCCAGTGATGGCCACGCGCGCGTAGCCGTTGCCGGACGGCTCCCCGGTCACGATGCCGGTCGGTCCCGGCGAGCGCGTGTGCAGGCCGATGAAGCCCGCTGGCGCGGCATACGCCGTCAGCCCTAGCGTGTGATCCACGATCAGCGCAGACGCTGCTCTTGTCATCGCCATCGTGGTCTTACCTGTAGGCCGCAGGCTTGGTCGCCATGTGATAGACGGCCGCCGTCGTCGCGGCTGTCCCGGTCGTTACGGCGGCCTTGGTCCCGGCGTGGCCGGTGACCTCCGCCGAGACGAGGCGATTGAATTGCGCGTTCATCTCGCGGCGCATCGCGGCCGTCTCCGTCAGCAGGCTCTGCGTGTAGGCCGCCGTCTGCTGTGCTGGCGAAAGTATGGGCGCGCTTGGGAGTGTACCGCTAGGCAGTGGTGCGCCCGGCGCTGCCACCGTTCTCAGATACGCTCCGATTGTTGAGATTGTGTTGCCCGCCGCTGACGTTGCTTGCGCAGCCGTCAATCCGAAAAGTCGCAACTTGGTTTCAAACGCAGCGCGCGTGTCCGGGAACAGCAGCACTTCGATCATCTGCAGCGCCTTCAAAATCTCATTGCTCAAAATCCCATACATCGCAAACATGCCGGAAGCGGTTTTAGATGTGTGAGTGATGACGGAGCCACCAGATGCTAGGCCAATTCCCGCACTAATCGCTGTCGTGTCACGCGCGATGACGGAAAGAAACTGAATGATCCCGCTACCATTCGATAGCACACCAAGTTTTCCAGCGATCTCATTAAGTTTTGGATTGGTCGTGACAACGAGCGCCGCACGGATTGCTTCCGCGTCGCTCTCGATGTTGACCAAGCGCGACGCCTGCGTGATGGTCAGATACCTCATCACGGCATCGCTGTCGTTGTCGATGCTGACAAGCACTCCTCTCAGCCCGCCTGTCTCGGTGGTACCGAGCGTGCTCACGACAGTGTCCGTTGTGGAAGAACCAAGTCCCGTCACCGTGTTGCCGGTGTTCGTCGCCGTGCTGCCGGTGTTCGCGGCAATCGCCTGCAGATGCTCCGCCTGTGTCACGAGGTTGTCGTTGTTCGTGTCCATGGCGTCGAACAGCGCGCTGATCGTAGGCGCCGATATGCCCTTGCCCGTCATCGTGGCCGTGAACTCGGCGAGCGTGAGCACGAGATCGCTGCCCGCTGCGCTGGCAAAGTCCAAGCCGTTGATGGCCGCCTCAAGCGCGCCGCCGACTCCAGTGTTCGTGACAGTGTTGCCGGTGTTCGTCGCAATCGGCGTCAGGCCGCTGACGGTGTTGCCGGTGTTCGTCGCAATCGGCGTCAGGCCGCTGACCGTGTTCCCGGTGTTCGTCGAGATGGCGACCAGTGGCGCGAGCGCAGTAATCACTCCCGTCATGTCGACGACAATCGGGTCTTGCGACTGCTGCACCGCTGGCAGGCCGGTCAGCTGCGAGGCGATGGTAGCGATGCCCTGCTGATACGGCGTCGTGCCAACGCCGTAGACCGCCTCCAACGCCTGACGGAGGTTCTCCGCGTCCTGCGTGATGCGCTGCAAGGCGTCGATGGTCGCCTGCTGCTGAGGATCGCCCTGTGCCGTAGCAAGGATCGCATTGTAGGCCGACTGCGCAGCCGCCAGCCGGTTCAACGGCGACAAGCCGCTGCTCTCACCAGTGAACAGGCCGGTGATGTAGTCGACGATCTGCCGCGCCGACTGCTCCTGTGCGCGCAGTCGCTCCTCTTGTGCGCGCTTCTCCTCGGCGACCTGCTTGTCGTGAAACTCTTTGATCAGGTCTAACCGCTCCGCGTCGTGCACCATCTGCAGGCGCGTGATCTCTTCCTGCGTCTTGTCAGCGAAGCTCTGTCGCTCGCGCAGATGCCGACGATCCAGCAGTGTCAGTTGTCCTTCCAGTGTCGTGGCGTCCGTACGCACCGTGAGCAGTCGGTCGTTGAGATCGGAGATGGTCTTGATGCGCGCGGCGGCTTCCGCCTTAGCTTCCTCCGCCGCCCGCTGCTTGAACTCACGCAGAATATCCAGCCGCTCCGCTGCCAGCACCTTTTCCAGTAGTTTTATATTCTGCGAGCCGTTTTTAATGGCCTCCTGCATCTCGCGGAGCGCGCCGCGATCAAACATCGCCAGCGCACCTTCCATCGTGTTCGGGTCTTGCCGCGTCGCATGCAGACGGTCGACGAGGTTCGTCCGCTCCGCGACGAACGCCGCTCGCGCTGCGGCTGCGGCTTCTGCTGCCGCGCGTGCCGCTTCGGCTTGCGCCTCTGCAGCCTCGCGGATGGCGTCGGCCGACTCGTGGACCTTCCCCGTCAGTTGCGGAAACATCTTGATCAGGTCATCGAACGCCTTTCCCGTCAGTCCGGCGCCATCGATGACGGCTTGCACTTGCGCCATGAACGAACTCGTGACGAGCGCTTGGTCGACGCCGAGTGCCTTGGCATCGGCGCGCACGCCGGGCAGGCTCTTGAACAGGTCGGCGATCTGTCCGGTGAAGCCCTTACCCATGTGCGACTGCAGTTCGGCGATGAAGTCGTTGCGCAGATTGGCGATAGCCTCCGCCTGCTCCGCCAGCACGTCGGCGGCCGTGATGCCGGTGCCGCTTCCGCCCGCCTTGATCACCTTGTTCAACTGGTCGGCAGCGTCTTTGATGTCCTTCAAGCGCTGCGCTGTTTCCGACAGCGGATCGTCGCCAGCGTTTAGAACATCGAGCGCGTCCTTTTTGAACTCTTTGAGCAGCGCCAGCCGCTCTGCAATCAGCGCGGCCTCCAATGCGAGCATCTGCGGAAACTGCTTCTTTGCCTCCTCCGCACGCTCATTGACGGCGCGGATGTCGAATTCCTTTAACCCTCCGGAGACCGTGCTTGTGTCAATGCCAGCCAGTTGCCTCCGCTCGAGAAAGCTCTGCGCACGTGACGCGGCAACGTCGAGATCGTCGAGCAGTTTCTGCCACGCCTCCTGTGCTTCTTTAGCCTTCTGTGCAGCGCGGCCGAAGATGCTGGCAAGCAGGCCGCCCGCCGTCTTGAGGCCGCCCATGATGAAGTTGCCGGACATCAGGTCCATGATGCCGCTGTCAATCAGTTTGCTGCCAAGTTGCGTCAGCGATCCGCCGAGCGCTTCCATCGCCGACTTGCCTTGTGCCAGCCCCTGCACGAACGTTTTGGCAAAGTCGGCGGCGAAGTCCTTTGTCTGCTTCATTGCGTCGACGGTACGCATTTCCAAGGCGAGCGCCTTACCGCGCTCACTGTTCATGGAAATTCCCCATCCGATCATCTGCTGACGGATGCGCCCTTCCTCCTCCGTCAGGAACACCATTTCCTTCTGTAGAGCGACTTGGTTCTCAGGGATTGACGCCTGAAACCGGATGGCCTCACGCTCAAGGATGGCCGCCGTTTGCTCGCGCGTGATGCCAGCGCCCTGCTTGTTGGCTTCGTTGATCTCCCGTTGCTTGACGATCAGCGCGTCCTCGACGCGCGCCATGTCGCCGAGTAGGCCGATACGCGCCTGCAGCGCGGCCGTACCAAGTTCGGCCTTGTAGTCGCGCAGCGCTTCGGTCGCCTCTTGAACGATCTTCGGGTTCTTCGCCATCAACATGGCGATTTCCCGTTCCTTCAAAATCAGCTTGTCTTGTGCCGTAGCAGCGCCGCCCTTGGCCTCGACCCGCGCCTTTTCGATATTGTAGAGCGCGGTCAGCGCAGTCACGCGCCCCTGAATGTTGGCATTCTCTGCGTCGGTGAAGGCGTCATCGAAGCGATTGCCGGTTTGAGACGCCGCCTGCTGAGTTGCGGACTCCCTTTGCACCTTACCAAGATCACGCAAAATCTGGATCAGGGTGCGGATTGGTCCGGTGACAGGATTAACATTCTGCGCAGCCGCCGTCATTTTTTGCAGCCACTCAATCCACCCGCCTGTAGTCGGCGGCGCATCTTTGGCGTCGGCGCTGAGAAGACGAAGTTGCCGCGACAGCACGAGCAGGCCAGCGGTCACTTCGTCGAGAGCGGTAAGGACCGGCGTGGCGAATACGGTCTTGACGTTTTGCGCGGCAAGGCGGGAGTTCTCTGCAATTCGGTCGCCCAAGTCGTCCCAATGCTTCGCCTGCTCAAGAGTGATGCGGTCCAATTTGTTCAGTTGTGAGATGACGCCTTCCAGCCCACCTGCCTCTGCCGTCGCGCGCAACGCGCGCGTCATTCCGGTGCCGCCACGCCCGAAGAACGCCTGTGCAATCTTGTTAGCCTGTTCCAGCGGCGCCTTCTTGATTGCCCTTGACAGAAGATCCCATGCACCAGCAAGATCCTTCGACGTTCTGATCTGGTCGGCGAGCGTATGGTCTAGCTCAAGCAATTGTTCCCATGTCTCGCCGGTCGCCTTGCGCACATCCACCATGCCGCGCGAGAAGCGCTCCAGCCCTTGCGTCAGCTTTGGTCCGTCCACACCGACTTGCGCCGCCGCCTTCTGCAGCGCTTGAAGCTGAAGTACCGTGAAGCCAGTTGTTTCGGAGAAGTCGACAAGGTCGCCGGACACTTTGGCAAGGCTCAATGCCGCGTCGGCCAATTGCTTGAAGCCGAGCGTTAGCACCGCTAGCGCCGCAGCAGTTGCCAGCCCTCCCGGGCCGAGCGCAGTCATCAGCGAGCCGATGCGCCCAAGGTTGCCCGCGAACATTCCCATCTGCGTCGTCATTTCACGCAGCAGGCGTTGCATGACAGTTAGTTCTTCTACGGAGCGCCGGTTCTCGCGGTTGTGCCGCTCCTGCTCGCGGCGCGCCCCCTCCGTGGCGCTTTGATTGCGCCGATGCTCATCGCCGAGCCGCTTGTAGCGCGCAGCAACTTGATCGACCGTCTCGCCGGTACGCTTGGCAATCGTCTCGAAGTGACGCAGTGCCGCCGCCGCTTCCAGCGTGGACTTGGAGTCGATCTCCAGACCAAGTTGTGCAACGTCGTCAGCCATGCGTCACCTCTTGCGTGGGCGGCGAGGATGCGGAGGCTCTTTCTGAGCCTCCGCGATCTTAGCGGCGCGGCGTTCTTTCTGCCGCGCCAAGTCCTTCAGGCTGTCCGCGAGAGAATTGTTCTCCGGCGTACCCGCCTTCTCCGGGTGGTCGCGCTCGTAGGCGAACGCCCGGTACTGTCTGTCGCACTCGAACAGGAGGCCACACTCCGTCGGTCCCAGGTCGAGTTGCATGACGTCTCTGTAGGCTTTGACCTCGGACGGCAGAAGGGGACCGAGGCCCATGCCCGCCTGTCTCAGATCGATGATCCGGTTGAACAGGCGGTAAATGTAGCCGAGCCTCGGTTCCCATTCGACATCGTCAGGGTCGAGTGTTGCGCGCTCATCGTCAGTGAGGCGTAGATCGATCCTGACGAATTCGGTTAGCTCCCGTTCAAGGTCCGAGAAAAATTTGCGAGGTTGCCCACGAAGTTGTCGGCGTCCGTGCGCAGCCATCGGAACTTCGGGTTGGAGTAGAGCTTGCGGTACTCCTCCGGCTTGGAGGCCAGCACCTTGCCGTCGAAGCGAATGTCCCACCGTCGCGTGACAGCGACGAGAAGCTCAACGTCGTCCTTCGCATTCGTCGACGCCAACGCGGCCTGACGCGTGCGGATCATCTGCGCGTTGCGCCGATCCTGCTGCTTGAGCGAGAGGTTGACGAACGTGTCGCTGTCCTTCGACAGGAACGTGATCGTCATCGGCCGCCCGTCCGGGTTATTCTCGTCGGGCGGATGACGCAGAACCTCCCCGGTGTAGGGGTTGCGAACTTCCATGGTACCCTCGATGTCGGACGTGTCGAAGTTCGCGAGATCGTCCGAGGGGATTGCCGCCGCGTCGTTGACGTGGTCGATTGAGGTATCCTGATTTTCTATCATCTGCTGCTTTCCTTCTTGAATACAAAAGCAGGGCTAGCGTGATTGCTAGCCCCGCTTGACGCGCGACCGCATTACGGCGCGGCCGTGAACACGATGCTGTCCGGCTCGATCTCGATCTCAGTCGAGATCTGCTTTAGGTCATTGACGCCACCGTAGTTACGAGGTGCGCCATAGACGCGACCTTTGAACGTGATCACGGTGGCGGTCGCTTCCGATACACCGTCGCCATCGTTCTCCACAAGTTTGAAATTGTAGAGATCGTTGCGGTTCGCGGCAGCGTCGACGACGTCACCTTGGCCAGCATCGTCGTCGTCTCGGTTCATCACCAGCGGGAAAGCTGGAGCCATCTCCGTGCCCTTGATCTGGCGAGTGTAGCCGTCGTCGATGGACTCGACGGCGATCTTGTTGAACGTATTGCCGATGGCACCGATGTTCGCCACCTTCGAGATCAGTACCCACAGATCCGGAGACAGTGGAAGCGTCCCCGGAGGAGCGATGTACAACTTGGTACCAGCGACTGCGCCTACAGTCATTTTCGTTCTCCGTTACTTGAGGGAAGCCGCATGCGCGGCAGACTACCGGCTGCGGCCGGATTTCAGTGCGCTGCAAATGCCTGCCAACGTACCGTGACAGGCGTCCTTGTGTAGGGAGGATCGTCAATCACGGTCATGGCATACGGCGCGCGGTTGACACGCACCGACACGCTGCCGTCCGTCATGACGGTGCCGCGCCGAAAGTGTTGGATCAGCAGCGCCGCCAACTCGCGCGCTCCAATCTCACCTAGCATTTTTGGGCGCAAGATAGTGATTTGCAAAAAACCAGTAAGATCATTCTCGGAAAGTTCATCAACGGAGATGGCCTCCGTTGGTCCCCAGAACAGTCGCGCCTCGAGGTACGTCAACGGATTGCCGTTGGAGTCCTTCGGCTTCTCAAACACGGTGGAGCCGGCCGTAGCAACGTCAGGCCACGAAACGATAATTGCGGGCGACGACGTGAAGGCTTCCAGCCTGTCAAGCAACGCCTTTGAAATCCGTGCGTCGACGCCAGTCGCCATTATGCGCTACCTGATCTTGACTTAGCCTCGCGGGAGACTTCCTTGACGATGCGCGGCCATTCCAACGCTGCCAGCCGCACGAACCCGCGCTTGTTTTCCTGATAACCAGCGTAGCTCGCGGTGTATCCGGCGTAGATTGTCTGCCCGATGGTCGCCTTGGAAATCACCAGCACCGTCTCGTTGCCCGACGTGTATTGCGCCCCGGCGTCCGGCCGTGCAGCCGGGTCGATCCGTGGCATGGCTGACAGCGAAACCCGGATACTTGCCCGCAGAAATCCGGTGTCGATTGGCATGTTGCCGCCCGCGCCCACTGGCACTTGCATGCGGGAAATCACCCGCTGACTGGATTCCCTAAATACCGCCGTCATGCGACGTTCGGTCTTGCGGACCCATGCCGTCACCTGCGCCGCGAAATTCAGGCCGGTTTTGGCCATTTAGGCACCCCTACAGTCTCGCAGAGCGCGTCCGTAGTAAGCTTTTTCGGGAAGCCGGTACCGGAACCGCCCCTTAGTCCAAATCGGCCAAGAAATCGACCCTAGGCTCCCGCCAACATCGGCAGTTGATGATCTCCTCGGGCGGTCCGTCCGGATCGCCGGGATACATCAGGCGCACACCGTTGCCGGTAACGAACGGCTCGTCGACGCCGACCTCCTGTCCGTTCATGGTGGCGTGACTGTCGCGCACGCGACTGCTGTCGGCCGCCGTGCGCCAGACGTAGCCGACACTGTCAGGGTCGATACCAGCCTCCATCGCCTGCCGCATCGCCTCCTCCTGCGACTGGTGAATCGAAGCCATAGCCTCCGTGCGCGCTATCGTCTCAGCGCGATTGCGCAGCGCCCGATTCTTGTAGGCGTTGACCATCGCGCTCTGCGTGTCGGCCGGTATCGGCTCGCCGGTGCGAATGGACCGCTGCACTGCCGCGTCGAACCGCTTGTCGCGCAAGTTGCGATTCAGCGCGGCCGAAGAGCCGTTCGCAACTTCCTGCCTGTAGTTGCGGACCCACTCTGCCTGACTTGACGTCAAGCCAAGCACACCACCTTCACGGCGACCCGTCGTCGGGTTGATGCGGCCGACAAGGTCCAGCGCCGCCGTGCGCGGGCCAATGCCTTGTGTCATGCTCTCCGTCAAGTGTGTGCGCACCATGGTTCTTTGGTCTTCTATAATCTGCACGATTTTCGTGCCACTGTGCGTCCGCAGCCACGTCTCCGCCGTAGGATTGCGAATGTTGAAGTCGACACGCAATCTCGCGCCGTCTCCTCGCGCCACCGCTGGAACGATCCCAAGTGTCTTTTGCCCGCCAGCCTCGAACGCCTGCTCGATGGTACGGTCAAACGGTCGAAAGGACGCCGGGTCCAGCCCGACGGAACGCACCGCGCCAGCAATGTCGCCGCGTTCTATAGCAGCAGCGATCGCGTTCAACTGTGCGCGCGTCCGAATGTTATTGACGGACTCAAGGAACGCGCGCCGCAGCCTTTCGTCCCAAGTGTCTAGGAAGTCATCCCACTTTCCTCGACGCGGCGGCATTATTCTCCCCGCATGCAGTCAAGCATGTCGGCTTTCATGTACTCAAGCAGCGCCAGTACCTCCGACGCCTTGATGTTGGAGAGCCAGAACGACACGTCGTAAGACTCGTCGTTGTTCAACCCGATGATGACCAGCTTGGTCGGCTTGTGCGTGTTCTTCGGATCCTGAATGTCAGCAATTGCGTCTTGCAAAGCCTCGACAGGCGAAAGCAGGGTGTTATCGTCCTCCCGCTCCGCACGAAGCGCGTTTATGGATCTGATCTCAGCAGTAATGCCGAGCATCTGTCGCTCACGTTCCGTAGGTGGAGGCATTGGAGTTATCCTCTGCATCGGCAGTTCCAAACCGCCTTCGCCGGATCGGTCGTCACGGCATCCAAGCCGCTGGACCCAGCCGGAACGATTGTGAAAGATTGGCCGTCGCCGAACGATATAGTGTCGCCCGGCGCTGGCTTGAAGCCCGCGACCGCTACGCCAGCAAGCTTGAAGCTGGTCGCAAGGATCATGATCAGCCGGTCTTGACCATCCACGACGCCAGCACCGATTAGGCCGACACCATACTTCTCATGAATGGCCTTGCACGTGTACGACGTTGTCGTGCGCGGTGCGGGATCGAACGGGTCGCCAGAGCCGGCGACCGCGACGTTGCGTTTCAACGTGGCGTCAAGAAACAAGAACGCCATTGCGCTCCCAATCGTTACGGCCAGCGAGCCGGAAAGTGGAGAGGCCATGTCAACCTCTTACAGCTACGCCGAACATTCCACCGCCACTACCTGTCACCAGAAGCGGCGCAAGGATACCGTTGATCAGCGAATACGTCGTGGTCACTGTCGCCGTGTCGGAGTATTCAATCGCGACTGAACCAGCACGCAGCGATCGGATGCCGCCGCCGCGCTCAAGGTCAGGCATCATGGAACCCGGTACAGCAAGCTCGCGAACGGCCGCCTCGTACACTGCCTGCTTGATTTCGATTGGCACTTCGTCTGCGGCAATCAAGTTGTCTTCGTCGTCATAGGCCGCCTGCCGCGGCCATTCGAGAGATTGGTCACGACCGCTGACCTTGTAGCCGGGGAAGCGCCCGCCATACATGGCGTCAATGGCAGCGGTGGCGCGGATCAGCGCCTCCTCTTTGCCGGACGAAGCCGACGTCCAAGACGTATACAGACGGTCCGTCGCGTAGTCCTCTGCCTCCGCTACCGTCGCATAGCTATTGGCGTCCGGAACAACGGTGCCGTCCTCTACGATGAATGCCATGGCTATTTCACCTTCGCTTTTAGCTTAACCGTCCTGCCGCTTTCCTTGGCGAATCCATCCGGTCGGCTTCAAACGCCTTACGCATGAGTTGCATAGATCAAACTGGCTCACATTGATCCCGTCATCCGAGTCGATATTCTCCCCCATCTCCTTTATGTATACCCTGTTGTGAGCGATGCCGCCGCCCCCAAGTTCCCTATCGCATCCATCACAGAAGTATTTCGCCGCCATCCGTCCCTCCTCGCCGCATCATGCGGCTTCCTGCTCATTCCGTGACTGTCAACGCCGTGGGTTAGCTGGAAACGATTTTGCGAGCTTCGTCGCGCGTATGCGGACCGGAAACGACCTGATCCCCGCGCATGACGAAATAATGTCCGCCACCGCGATGGATGATGCGTTTCTTCTTTTCTTCTGCGATCATCTCCCGTACCTCGGGAGACTTTTCCGGATGCAGGTTAATGTCGGGCCGCGCCGCGTCACTTACCTCTTCTGGATCTGCTTTCGGACCGTGGACCGTCAGCGGATCAGCAAAGTCAGCAGGTGCCAACGAACGCGGCCCGTCCCCGGCGAGTGCAGCGGTCTCTCCGAGGAAACCTTGGTATGCTGCCTCAATCTTATTTCGAAGATGTCCGCGCACGTCGTCGCAAATCACGACACGCGTGCATTGTTCGCGCTCACCATCGAACACCACGGCATCGCGCGTGAAAGCGTTGTGCTTGGCTAGGCGAGCTTGGCGAACTTCGTTCTCCGCCCACGCCAAGTCTTGCTTCGTCTCGTAGTAGTAGATCGTCGTTGGCTTTACTGCCCGCTCCGGCCCGCTCCATCCCATGTAGTAGGTTTCGGTCACTACTTCGGCCATTTGCTGCTCCTGTTTAGTGCGGGAGGCGGTGACGCGATCCGCCTCCCGCTTACCGAGCCTTACAGCGTCATGATAGTGACGCCAGCCCGATCCTTCACTGATGTGAACGCCGTGTCCCAATTGGACCCGGTAGCAAGCGTGGCAGCAAGCGGGTTCGCGCCGCCGTTAGCGACGTCCCACTTGAAGCCCTTGACGCCGAGGTTGTAGGCGTATTCTCCCTGATACCTGACGACCAGCGTCTCAAGGCCGGTGACGTCCTGTACCACGATCTCCTCTTCCTCGGAGTTCTCGACCACGATGGCGTCGGCGACGAGGCCAAGCGTGTAGTAGTCGTTGACGTCAGGCGAGTTCAACTGCGCGATCAGCGAAGTCGAATCCGTCACGACGACAGGCCGGTTGAGCGTAACAGGCGACGCCTGCGCAATGGCGAAGTTGCTAACGCCCGTGATGTTGGCGGCGATCTGCTGCTTGACCAGATCGTAATATGGCTTGGAGTGCATCACCCACGCCACGATGCGGCTGGCTTGGTCTCCCATCTTGGCGAGGCCATCAACCAGCGTGTTCGTGTCCATGGAGCCAAGCGACGTCTGCGTGTGATACGACGCAGCAACGTTTTTCAACGCCTGCGCCGCCGCCGACAAGCCGGTGTTGAGCATGTCGAGTTGCATGCCGTTCGCCGCCATCTCCGCAATGATGCCAGTGAACTCAGTTTCCGTATATCGTCCGGTCATTTTCCGGAACGCGTCGCGGGTCTGAGCAACCGGGCCGATCTTGCGGCTGACCTTGACGCTGATCAGTTCGTCCTGCGCCAGCGCCAGATCGGTGACCGACGCCGTTGACGTGTTGTCACGGCGAGAGATCAAGCCTGAGATGCTGGTGAAGAAAGACTGATACTCATAGTCGCCGCGCTTGGAGACCGTCGTCAAACGGATTGCGCCGTTGGACGCCGCGCCAAATGCGAGACCATTTTGCGCCAAGATTTCCGCAATACGCGTGCGGAGGTATTCTTGGTAGATGCGAAAGTCTGATGCCTTACCGATAGCCATGGGAGCTCTCCTTTATCGCTGGCTATGTTTCCGGGAAGGCGTACCGATTGATCAAGCCGGGAGGCTTGTGTACGCAGCGAGGCCGTGTTTATCCACGAACTCGGCACGTTCCTTTTCCGACTTGAAGTCTGCACGCCGTTTGCCGGGCGGTACAGCACCGCCCGGTGAGCCGGGAGGCGAACCGCCCCCGGACGAGCCGGTAGCTTCGAACGCACGTCCGAAGATTTCCGAAGACCGCATGTCTGCCACAAGTTCTGCGACCGTCAGCGGTTCACCTTTGCCGTTGACACGAGCGCCGCCCTTGCCATCGGTCACCACGATCTTAAGTTCACCATCAACCTCCTCGACCTTCACGTGCTTGCGCACGTGCGGCAGAAGAAGCTGAGGCACACCCTTGTTCTCCGCGATGGCGGACGTCGCCTGCGCGTCGATCAAGTGATTTTCGATTTGCTGACGAAGTGTCTTGTTGGCCTCGTCCTTCTCAGCGATGGTCTTCTGCAACTTGGCCAGCTCGGCCGCGTGGCGATCGTTCATCTGCTGTTTCAGCTTGTCCCATTCGCCTTTGCGTTCGGCATCCTTCGTTTCATCGTCGGTTGCCTTGGCAATCAGCGCTTCGATCTCCTCGGGAGACTTACCAAGCTTCTCCCACTTTTCGATCTTGGCCTGCATTGCCTTCTCGGCGCGGCGAGCAGCTTCGGCGGTGCGGCGGTGCGGCGCCGGATCTTCGTAGCCCTCAACCTTTAGATGGAACTTGCCGTCCTTCTCGACGTAGAGGCCGCGATACGCTTCCTCGACGTCTTCCAGCTTGTCAACAACGAGTTTCAACATTTGCTTCGTCCTTCAGTTTGCGGAGCGTAGTCGGCTCCATGCTTGTGGGCCTCGCGCCCGATGCCTCTTCCAGCTCACCCGTTAGAGACATCCCTTAACGATCGTTCCGGCTCACCCTTCCTGACCGTTCAACCACTCGACGTTGGGAACGCCGAGAACTTCGGCGGTGTATCCGCTCATGGAGCGAACGTGCCCGCGCAAATGGGGAAGCGCAATCTCGAAGCCGGGCATGAAAGACCCGAGCTGTAGCCATGGCTGACCGCGCTCAAAGTGGTCGCCCCGCGTCATTGGGATGCCCGCCAGCACGACGCGGTCATAGCCGTCGTCGAGCGCCACCTTCGCTCCGTAGATGCCGCTCGATGCCGAGCCTGTCATGCCCGGCCAGCGGTAACTCACGCGCCGACCGATATTGCGCCCGGCACCGCCATGCGTGCCTAGCTCCGTCTTGAGAGGCGCAACGATCTGGTAACCGTTCGGCAGGCCGAGCCGCCGACGCTGGTCCTCGTAGTTGTCCATGTATTCGGGATGCAGCGTTACCCATACCTGAAAGGCCGCTGGCCAGTGCACGCCCGCCGCCTTGACGCAATAGACGACGTCAAAGCTGCCAAGCTCACGCGCTGCCGCTACATCGCTCCAAAGATTAGCGGCACAGCCGACAACGAGCGCGCGTTTCAACTTGTAGCCCATTCCGTTGTCGGTGCACCGAGTAGCTTCTGCGTGAAGCCCGACATGGAGCGCACCACAGGCTTCATGCGCGCGTAGTTGTTCACCCACGCATCGACGTAGACTTTGGCCGCGCCTTCCTTCCAAGGTGCATTGCGCAGGAAGTGGCTGCGGCCATCCATCGGTACGCCCGCCAGCACGACTTTACTCCCGGCGTCGACGTAATACTTCATGCCGAGGAAGCCCGACGATCCGGAGCCCTGCTTCTCGTACCAGCGCATCGAGACATGCTCATCGACCGGGATTTTCATGTTTGGCTTGCTGATTTCCTTCGCGGTCACGACGCGGTAGCCGTTCGGGTAGCCGAGCGCCGCGCGCTCCTCGCGCATCTTTTTCATGTGCTCAGGATGCAGCGTCGCCCACACATCGAACTTGTGTGGCCAGTGAATACCAGCCGCCTTCACGCAGCAGATAGCGTCGAACTTCGGAACGATGGCTTGCGCCGCAGCAACCTCATCCCACACACCTTCGGCGCAGCCGATGACAAGCGTGATCATTTGTCGTCACGGATGATGCGATAGCCGTGTTCGTCCATAGCGATACGCGCCGTGCTGTCGTCGCCATGAACGCGCTTCATAAGTTCGTCCGTATCGTAGCTGCCGATCTTGCGCATCTGCTCGCGCGGATCGCGCGCCCACACGACGGTGACTTGCTCCGGATCGTCGCGCGGATGTTCGTGCAGGAGCTCCATGTCATGCGTGTCGACGATGTAGCTGACAATCGGAACCTCCTCAGGCACGCCGTTCCATGCGAAGAAGCAGTCCGTCCGGCTGACCGCCAGATCGACCAGCGCCTCTAGCGCCACGCCCGCCATCTGCCGCTTCAGTTTGTGGTAGACGCCTAACATCAACACGACGTCGTAGCTTGGCTTGGCGAACGGGATCGTGCCCTTTGCCAGATCGTGCACTCGGAAGTCGCTGTCGCAGTCGTCGACGTCGGCAAACAGCGCCTTTGCCACGTCGATTGATTTCTTCTCAATGTCACAACCGTGTACGACGCTCGCACCATACATCGCGAACGTGTAGCCAACGAGGCCGCGATGGCACCCGAGGTCGAGCACGGACGGCTTGTCCAGCCTCAGCAGCGGCTCGAGACCGTCCAGCCGCTCACGCCTTCGGCGTTGCCACGGTAAAACAATTTCAGTCATCGCCAATACTCCCGCACCCATTCGAGGTGCATCAATCGATCCGGCTTTGGTTCGCCATGAAAGTAGACGATACGCGCACCTTTTGGCGGGTCCGCTTGCATCATCGTCTTGTAGTTTTCCTTCAGCGTCGGATGCGCGACCTTCAGCGAAGCGATATGGCCGGGAAACAGATCGTCAATCGGTTGCCAATCGAACTCGCGCAGCCATTCCATGTCATTCTGGCCGCCCCAATCCGCAAAAATATTCGTATGCCCGGGAGGCACCAGCGCCACGGCGTTGATCGAGCGCTCCGGCTTGTAGGGATCGCGCGGGAGCGCGATCTGCCCTTGCTGCTCGCAATAGGCAGCGAGGTGATCGATGTTGCCGAGGATGATCGTGTCCAGCCCCATAACGACCATCGGCCCGCCAAGACGGAACGGCTCGATCATGCAGCCATAGTCAGGATTTTGTGACTGCAACGGCTCCTGCAGAACAGGTACGGTGAACTCGCGCGGGCGATCCGTAAATACGACGAATTGGAATGGCCGTGTCAGGTTGCGGTGGCATCCACGGTATAGCTTTTCGACCCACGTCTCATCGTAGCGCGTCGAGAACTTGTGTGACTTGGCGTTGGCGTTCCATAAGCACGTCGTGACACGCATCATTCCGGCAGTGCCTTATAGAACTCCAGTCCGAGATGATCAACAATTGCCGCGCGTTCTTTTTCGCTTTTGATACTGGACCTACTGTGAATATCCGGCACAACAAGATTAAAATTTTCGTCGTAATAACCAAGCGCACGTGCATGGTCTTCCGCCGTTGGCGTCAGATCATTGACTGACCCATCAAAGATATGAGCCAGTCTTAATTGTTCGTCCTCATCGAGGTAGAGTCTGTATCCATTCATATCATCGCCGCCAAACTTTTCGCAAACTTCTTTTCTGCGGTCTTTTGACCCATGCCAAACGCGCCCTTTTTAGATGGAGAGTATTTTAGTTTATAAAGTTCAGCAAACAATTCGCGGTCATTTGACAAATAATGCTGTGCCAGATATTTGTCAGCAGCACTAAGCTTATTTGCATCGGCATGTATTGTTGGCGCCATGCTACGTGACAATCGAAGACCAGATGCGTTGTCTATGGCGTGGCCAATTTCGTGTGTTGCCGTTCCGGTCGGATCTTTTAGCGCCTTCCCATTAACACTATTTGCCACCATGATTTCAGTAGGTCCAGAACCATATCTTCTCGCTAGTCCAGCAATTTGTTGTCCGTTTTGATTTACAATAGTGGCTTGTACTGTTACTGACGCAATCCCCGCGTTTTTCAAATGCTCTTTAGGAATAGCGTTGACAGCGGCTTGAACTGCTGCTTTATTCGCGCCACCGCCGCTAACTGCAACGCCGCCGCCTTCGCCTTCGCCGCCGCCTTCGCCGCCGCCTTCGCCGAAACGCCCTTGTTCGTCGCGCGGATGTTGAGACTCGTCCCATCCGTTCATCGCTTGGCAATCCTCATACGTGTCGCAAAACGTTCCGCTTCGCTGTAGATCTTGAAGATCTGACCACAGCGATAGATGTGGTCTGCCGGTACGTCCATCGTCAGCACCGCGCCGCCCGCCACCATGGCGCGCTCGCCGATAAATGTGCCGGGCATGATGATCGCACCCGCGCCTACGCTCGCGCCCTTCTCGACGATGGTCACCTGATCGTGCCTGTACCAGCCCTGCTTATTCGTGCGCGGCCATCGGTCGTTGCAGAAGATCGCGCCCGGCCCAATGAACGCGTCGTCGCCGATCACCATGCCGGGATGTATCTGCGCGCCGTGCCCGACGCTGACCTTGTTGCCGAGCCATGAGCCGTCAACGATGGCGCACGAGCCGATGCTGCAGCCTTTACCGATACGAGCGCCGCGAATGACGCTGGCAAACGGCCAGACGATTGTTTCGCTGCCAATAGTGACAGTGTCATCGACGTTGCACGTATCAGCTATGCGAGGCATCGCCAGAGTGTCCCGTCGCACAACTCGCGTTCCGTGAATTGATCGTAGGCCAGCGAGTGCAGCCACTTCTCGCGGTCAGGGTACGCAGGACTTTCGATGTATTTCAGGTCCGTCCTGCCCATCAGCGCCGCCGCTGAGGATGCATCGACGAAGACCGGGCACCCGAGGATCACCGCCTCCACCGCAGCGTTGCTGCCATGCGTGACGAGGCAGTGCGCGCCCTCCAAGTCCCGCTGGATCGGTCGCCGCTTGTACTGTTCTTTGTCGCGGATCACTAGCTGCCGGTCCGTGACGCGCGCCAGCGCGTCGATGGTGTTCGCAATCCAATCGCGCGTGCCGTGAAACTTGCCGTATGTCCGCGTCGGCGCGGCGATCACGATGTGCTTGCCGCCCTTCTGCCATGGCCGCACAACGTGGCTTGCCCTCAGTTTCCGCCAACGGTCGTCTGGTACATCCCTGATCTTGCGCGCCTGAAACGCGCCGACGTGCCAG